CTAGACGAGCGGGAGATCGTGTTGTTTGACGCTACGCTTCTCCCGCTCTTTTTTGATGATACGGTGGATGTGCTGGAAAGACAACCCGTACTTACGGGCCAGCTCGGCGTGGTTGTCGCCAACGAAGTCGGCATAGATTTTGGCGTCTCTTGAGCAGATACGTCCTGCCATGTCCTTGGGGATGTACAGAATCTGACCGCCCCACAGATCAGCGATAAAGGACGTGGTGTCCTCACTGAACTCCTTGGCCTTCGCCTTGGGGATGTTGAGGTCTTTGTGGGCCTTCTCGGCCAGGTGGTCAGCCAGGTCATTCAAAAGTGCCGTGGCGGGCTTTCTCGTATCGCTCATGCTTACCTATCCATTGGCTGTCTGATTCTTCCGCTCTACTCGCTTCAACCACTGTTTGAGTATTTCGATAACGTCACTGGCCTGGTGGGAACTGAGCCAGGTGTAGGACTCCACAGAGATGTTGCAACGGCTTTTGATGAAGGCGTTGAGGGCTTTGGCGCTAGGATCGCGCACAGCGCCGATCTCGTGCAGCTCCTGCCAGAGCATCCATATCTTTCGGGCCTGGGGATCAACCTTGGGCGGTTGCTTCTTCTCAGGCTCTTTGCCCGTGAGGGTGTCCAGATAGGCGCACAGGTCTTTCAAGTCATTAATAGATAGGTCAGCTGTGGAACTCTTGTCGTAGCGCACCAGCAGCATGGTCTCGTAATCCTCTGCCGACATATGGAGAACCTGGTTCTGGATGGTCTTGGCCTTCCTGATCAGGCTTGTCCTCCATTGCTTACCCTTGTTTGTCATTGCCATAGTTTGCTCCTTCTCTTCTTCGCATCCGCAGGGCGGGTCATATATCCATGACGCTCCGCAGATTTTGCAGCGGTAATGGTCGCTCATGTCGTTATGAGCGCGGTGCGATCCGAGCCGCGCGCTTCATTCTCCCCTGCTCAAAAATGACGCTGTGAGCCGTAAGGCAAAGGCCGCGCAAATCGCCAAGATTCACGTCCTCAATGGGCAGGTCACTCGAATCAATGGAATCAACGTGGGTGTCGTTGCGTTCGCAGACTTCGGCAAGCCAACCTATGACTTCAATATCCCTCATGCAGCCGGTATGAACCAATGCCGCAAGCTGGCTATTCTCACGCAAGAGAACACGATTCAGGGCCTGTGCCAGCTCCAGATCGGACGGGGCCAGCATGGTGCTTTCCTGAAAACACTCGAACTCATGGTCGCAAGTTTCAACGCAATTGCGTTTTTCATTTACGTTGATGGCATGGCTGCCAAAGCACAACGGACGGGCGGGCATGATTCCTTTTTTGGACTTCATATTCATTGGAATACTCCTATTGAGAATGAGATCATCCCAAAAGGGATGCCTGTTTCGGTTGCTTAGGTTTGGCGGGTGTCGGTTCTTTGGTTGGATCAAAAAAACCAAGTGCCCCCTTGCATTGGACGAACGGCACAGGCCGCGCACCAGCAAGCTGCCAGTGCCATGTGCCTTCCATGCAATTTGCCCAATATGAATCGCTACCATTGAGAATGCAGCCCTGTAGGGTCACGCGCCCGACAATCCCGCCAAACTCAAAAGCTTGGGGATGAACCTTGGCTCGGCGCAAGAACTCCAGGATGTCCACACCACTGGCGGCGGCCAGAACCGCAGCCGCTTCCTTGATTGGTTGGCCTGGCTCTTCAAGGGCGTACTGGTCGAATTGTTGACCAGCATGGACGCTGACACGCTTGCCGCGATACTTGTGAGGGATTGCCCATGTTCGGTTTTCAATGTCCTTGAAGCCAAGCACAATGAGAGCGGCCCAGGGCTGACGAATTGAGATTGCTATATCCATGACAGCCTCGCTCTTACTCCGCATCCATTTTGACGATGGTGCAGGGGCCATGCTCATCCTCATGGACGAAAGCATGGACCACGTTCTTGGCGATAGCGGTCTGCACCTTCGGGGTGAAAGGCAACAGATCGGCGGAAATGCGCATCCAGGTATTGAAGTCAAGGCCGTATTTTTCCATGAGCAATTCGTCGAGCTGGTACTCTTCAATGATCTTGTCGGCTTTCTCCTGAGAACCGCCAAGCATGAGTGCTGCCAGGTTTTCAAATTCCATTTCGTCCATGTTATTTTTCCTTCTTCTCATGCGCTTCCCAAACTTCGTTTAGCTTTTCACTGCATACCTTGGCGATGTTGAGCGGCGCGTTGGGATTCCTTGTGTTCGGCAGGATGGCCACCACGGGCCGTCCCTCTTTGTTGTCGTGGATCACGAGGTGGCCGTTGTCCGTGGTGACTCTGAACCTGGCCATGTTTAGCCCTCGGCTCCTTCCAGGTTCTCGACGTCCTCCGGCTCAACGCCGTGCTCATCCCAATGCCGTTTGGCTGCCACGCATGTCTGGCATTGCCTCACGTTCTGGAGGCCGCCAGCTCCGTTTGAGCCGCCGATAGCAAAGGGGTTAATCAGGAACCAGCCACGGCCCTTGCAGTGAGGGCAGTTCTCCCACTTCAAAACATCTTCGCCGGTCTCGTGAAGAGACTTGGGGCGTTCGGTATTCTGAGGGTTGGCCATCGCTCTACCCCTTCACCTGGTGTTCGCAGTGATGGCGCAGGACGCAAACCGAGCAGCGCTCGGCCTGTTCGCGCCGCTCTTCGATCATCTGATCCAGCAGCTGGCCGCCACGGATGATCTCGCGGGATGTCTTCACTACGGATTCTTCGTCGGGGTTCCCTTCGGTCAGGGAAGTCACAAAGACACGCATGGCGCTTTCCCAGGTGGGCGTCATATCAATGGTTAACTCTTTCATTGGAACTCCTTGTGTTTAATGCCCATGCCGCCGATCTTGACGGCATGGGCATTGACCGCCGGGTGGCGTTTTATCCGCAAGTCTGACCCAAGCGGCGAATGATGAGGGTGCCGCGTTCCGGCTTTTCCAGGTGTTCCACAAAGTCGAGCAGCTTGGTTTTCAGGAAGTCCGTGACCTCCCGGCGCTCGTCTTTGGACAGGCCGTACAGGGATTCGTCCTGGCCGGTCACAACGGCCTCGCTTTGGGCGATGAGCTTGTCCAGGGCATCGCTCTGCACCTTCGTCAGGCCGCCGTCCTCGCGGGCGCTCCTGAGCAACCTGAGCGAATCCTGGATAACCTTGCCGTAGCGCAGCACGTTGGTCTCAAGAGCGTGGATGGCTTTCTGTCTGTTGCACTCCATTTTCCCCTCTCTTGTTAGCTTGTTGCGATGTCCAGGGGGATGGGCTTGTAGCTTTCATCTTCCTGGCGTTCATAGAAACGGATGTAGGGCTTGGAGCCAGCCACCTGAACGGAGTCGCTGATGGCCTTCATGGCCTTGAGCCAGCGCTCGTCTGTGATGTTCAGCCGCCGCAAGCTGAGAATGCGGCCCGTGTTGATCTTACCCTCTTTGTCAACGTTAAAGGCATCGTTGACGATAACCTTGACCTCGTCGCGGCCATCCTCGGTCCATTCGCGCAAGCACTCGTCAATGAGCGACTTGGCGGCCTGAATCTTTTCGTCGAAAGTCAGGTGCTCGGCGATTTGCCGGACCACCTTGAACTGTCCGTCGTATGTGTAGATGGTGACGTTGCCCTTTTGACCGCCGATCTTGGCGTCATATTCCTCGGCGCTGGTTTCGATAAGCGCCTGGACGTCGGCCATTGCAGTGGTCTTGAATTCGGCCAGCATGGCACTCATGCCCTTGGCCTTGCCGATCAACTCCTTGACGGTTTCGTCCTTGAGCTTATCAACGTCCTTGACCTTGGATTCGGGGATCAGCTCCCCTTTTGCGTTCATCCAGTAGCCCGGATGGGCGTCATTATTAGCCATGTGTTCCTCCGAAATTCTCGGCCTGTTCCAACCCCTCAATGGGTTCGATCTCGCCGAGGATGATGTTGCAAAGGTGGGTGGATTGCTCCACGGCGCGGGCGCTCATGTCCCGCTGGATGATTCCTTTCAGCTCAATGGCCGCTGTCTTGACCTTCTGGCTGCTAAGGACTTCGGGAGACCAAGCCTGGTCGCCGCTCTTCCTGCCGGTGTCGTTGTTTTCGATGGGGGTGACTTCCATGTTGCCTCCTAGACCTGTTCAATGATGTCCGGGGTGATGGTCGGTGCGCCGATGTCCGCAGCCAGGTTCATGGCGGCGGTGAGCAGATTGATCACTGCCAGCGGGTAGACCAGGGAAAGGGAATCGCCAGCCCCGGAACGGGAGGCCGGGCCGGTCAGCTTGGCGCGGATCGCCTCCACCGCATCGGTGGTGATGATCTCGGCGGAGTTCGCGCCAACGCGCTCGAACTTGAACTCCACGAACTTGGGCAAGCTGCCATTCATCGGGGCCAGCTCCACCACCTCGCAGCGCTGTACGACCTCGCGCACTTCGGGGCTGGATTCGCTCAGTTTCTGCATGAGTTCGGGCTGGCCGAGCAGGACGATGGAGATGAGCTTGCGGAATCCGTCTTCCAGCTCCAGGAAGCGCTTGAGGTGCTTGATGGTCGGAATGGGCAGCGCGTGGGCTTCCTCAATGATGAGGCAGTGCGACCAACCGGAGCGGCGGCTTTCGCGCAGGGTCTTGTGGACTTGGCGGAACCGGGCTTCCGGGCTGGAGAGAATGCGCTCCAAAGGCTTGACCGTGGACATGATGGACTCGGCAATGTGCAACGCCTTGAGCGTCTTGCCGTTCTTGTCGTTGTCTTCCATGCCGAGCACATACGGCTCCATCACATGGACCTGCTGGCCTTCGCGGGCGATCCGGTCACAAAGGTCACGGCGCAGCGTGGATTTGCCGGAGCCGGATTCGCCGACCACGGCCATGAAGCCGCCATGCCGTGCGGTGTGCCAGAGGCTTTCCCGGACGTACCTGATCTCGTTGGAGAGGAATACGTCCTCATTGCCACGAATCTCTTCAAAAGGATTGGCAGCCAGCTTGAAGTGCCTCTTGGTTTCGGGGTACAGCCCCTGCTTTCTCAACAACATGAAATCATCCTCCTTCTCAGTGGGTTTTACTGTTTTGGCGCGGGACTTTCGGAACAGGTGTCTCACCTTGTTTTCGTTCGCTCCAGCCTTGCGCAGCTGTTTCCTGATGGCGGCCTGGAGCGTCTTCTTATCGGCGCGTTTGGGCCACTCGTCTTGATTGACAATGCTGTTCACAGCAGCCGGGGAGAGTTCCAACTCCCGCGCCAGCTTGCGCTGTGAGACTCCACTTTGTTCAAGTAACTCCTTCAATTTGGTCATGGTTTTAAACCTCGTTTACGACCAGTTTAAGCGGCGCAGCGGCCACTTCGGGTTTGCCGAGCCGTGCGGCAATGTTGTCCAGCTCCATTACCGGCACTCCGTCCGGGTAACGCTGCTGGAGAAATGCGTAGGCTTCCGCGTTCCACTCGTCTCCCAGGCGCTGCTTGAGCATCCGGGCTGCCTCCACCACGGTGTACGGTGCGAGTTCGCGTTTGCTGGCGTCCACGCCGATGTCGCGGCCACGCTTGGGCAGGTAGTCCGGCGCGGGCTTGACGTCCGCCATCACGTCCACGCCTTCCGGTGCCAGGATGTGCTTGGGATCGGGGCCAGCTTTTTCGTCGATCTCCTTGACGGTCTTGTCCGCCAGGGTGTCGGGCTTGCTCTGGTACTCCTGGCCATAGACCGGGGCGTCCTTCCAGAATCCCGCTTCGTCCATGTCCTTCGGCTCCACGGTCCAGACCGGGTCTTCCGGCAGGGACGGATCGTGAATAATCACGTCCACCGCAGGGGCGCGGTACGGGTTCACCACCACGTCCACCTTCATCTTCGGTACGAGACCGGGCAGTTGGCGCAGGTCGTAGGTGTTGCGCCCAAAGCCCTTGATGGCGTGGGTGATGCTCAGGTTGGAATCCACCGTTGCCTCCTTGGGCTTGGTGGTGACCAGTTCGCGGCAGAGTTTCAGGGCCGGAGCCAGGCGGAGCTGATTCTCGGAGATAGTCAGCCAGACGTCGTTGCGCGTCTTGCGGGTGCGGCTGTGGATGGCCGTGGCGTTGTAGTGCTGCAACCATTGGTTGGCCTTGTTTTGCAGCTCCTCAACGCTCTGGATGTTGAGGAATCCGAGGCGTGACTCGAATTGCGTCTCAACGATGTTGTTGGCGCATTCCACCTGCCCCTTGGCGCGGGGATTGCCCGGCATGTGGACAAGCAGCTCAACGCCCAACCGCTCACACAGGTTCGTGAAGAGGTGGCTGGTGTTCGCGCTGCCTGGGTCCAGACCGAGCATGTCCGGTACGCCGTGCATGGGGTCATTCAGGCCGCGCGGCGTGATGGCATCCAGGAATACGTCCACCAGGCCCTGCGCGGTTTCACCGGCTGCCTGGACGTAGCGGACATAGATGGTGCCGGAGTAGTGGTCGGTAATGACGTAGCGCCATATCCGTTCCCGCTCGGCCTTCTTCATGTTGTCCGGTTTGTTCTTGTAGAACTTGCCCTCTTCCATGACGGCCAGGCCGCCCTTGGGCAGGTAGAACAAGACGCAAATGGACGGGTCCACCTGCCATAAATGGTTGGGATGTAATGAGCGCATATTGACGTAGGGTTTGCCTTGTTTGAGCATGTCCGGGTGGCAGCGATAGCGGCGCATGGCCCGGCTGATTGTCGTGGTGGAGACCTTTGCCTCGTCGAACCCGGACTCGCGCAGCGCGCTGCATGCCACGGTCATGGGCATGGTTCGCTTGCCGTTCTTGCGGGTGGACTTGTGCATCAGGTGGGCAACTGCCTTGGCCGTGTCCTCGGATACGGTCATTTTGCCGGAGTCCTTGCGGCGCTTGCGGCCAGAGGTCCATCCCACCAGCTTTTTCAGCTTGCGATAGACGGTCTGTTCCGAGCAGTTGAGCAGCTTGCCCACCTGTTCCACCAGGGGCTTGCGCTCACCGTGGCCAGCTTCGTCCAGCCGGTGCGCCAGATCGCGCAGGGCATCCAGTTCGCCGAGGTTCGCTTTCATGGCCTATCCTTCTTCCAGGCCAGCCTTGGCCTCTTCCCTCATCCATGCGGGGTTGACCATTTCCTCGAAATCGACGGGGATGCCGTAGTTGCCGAGAGCCGCCTGGACGTCGATGCAGAACGCCCGGACCTGGTCAAAGCCGTAGGCCTTGGTGTGGTTGGAAACGTCCTCGTTCTCCGTGATGGCATCCACCTGCATGAGCATTTCATTGAACGCGCCCAGGGCAGTGACAAACGCCTTGTTGAGTTCGTTTGTGGCTTCCTCTTCACGGGCCAGCTTGAGTTCCAGGTTGGCGTCCTTGGGCAGGGATTTGAGGCGGTAGAGTTCCTCTTCGGTCTGTTCCAGCTTCTCGGCCTTGTCTTTGAGGAGCTTACCCCGTGCATCCAGGTCAGCGGTCAGATCATCCACCTCTTTCTTGGCGGCTTCCTTCTCGGCCTGGTGCCGGGCAGCCATGTCCTGGAGGATGTCAACGACCTCGTCCTTGGAATCACTGGCCAGCGCCGTCTTGACCACTTCCTGCTCTTCGGGCGGCAGGGCCTTGAGAGCGCGGTAGTCTTTGGCTCGGAAGCCAATGCGTTCGGCTGATTCGTAGAGGTCGGTGCCGAGCATTTCCATGTTTCCTGAAAGCTCTTGGAGCCGTCGGTAGGATTTGCCCAACTTAACCTTGCAAAATTCGTCTAAATTCTGCGACGGTCGCACTTTTCCATTTTCATCAATGATGGGTATGTTTTTATAAGCCTTTTTTTTTTTGACCTTTTGAAAGACTTGAATCATCATGGAATCTGCGACCGTCGCAAAAAACGCTCCCGCATCAATCCTGCCCAGGTCGCGGAAAACTTCCTCTGCATCCATGACGGCCTGGTCAACTGCTGCGGCAGTGTTTTGGGTCTGTGTCAGCTCTGCTCCACGCTCGTCGGTGATCTCCGGCACCAGGGCCGGTTCGGGCTGCTTTTCGTCCTTCCAGCCGTTCCAGGACTTTGCCCAGGTGGTGGGAAGTTGATCCGGTACGCCGGTGGGGCCGAAGTAGCCCACGAGTTCCTGATAACCGGCCAATGCGGCCTCTTTGGTGTTCATGCTGCCGACGACGCTGCTTGCGATGATGCCAAAGGCTTCGTCAGGCAGAGCCTTGGTGTTCTGATCTTCGAGCTGGATGGCCATGGCCGCAGCGGCAACCGCGCGTTCCTGCAACTGGCCTATTTCCTCGTCACTGGTGGCTGTGAATTCGATGGCGCTCTGGACGCTGACAAAGCCTAGAATCTGTTTGGGATCGGTCAGGGTTCTATCCATTGTCAGAACCCTCCAGGGTGCGCTTTGCGTTACGCAGGGTGCGGTCCAGGTCAATCAGCATGAGGCATTCTTCCCTTCCGTTGACAATGCCGGTAATGCCGCATTCAATGTCATTGGCCTCAAGGCTGGAGAAGGTCTGCTTGGGCAGCAGGTCTCTCAACTTCCTGCAAAGGATGGGGCCAGCGGCAGATACGGCCAGCGAGACAGGGGTTCCGTGTGTGTCGGTCAGCACTGTGACCAGGCCGAGTGCTGTGTTGTCCTGGATGTACTGTTCGTCCGGTTTCAAGCCATTCGATTCCATGTGAGTCTCCTTCGTGGTCTAGTTCATCGCTCCGGCAGCGACGCGGTTGTTGATTTCCTGAATCTTGTATTGAGCCTGGTCCATTTCATTGGCGTGGGCCTGGGCTATTTGCAGCATTCCTATAGAGTGGGCGTAGCGCCCCGTTTCGAGCTTGTTGACCAGCCCTTCATCCGTGAGGACGTCCAGGGCGCGGGTGATGTTGACGGGCTTCTCGCCCAGGGCCTTGGCGATTTCGCCGTTGGACAGGCCGTGCAGGGTGTGGCCTTTGAGAATGCGAAGAACGGCCAGCGCGCGCCGGGCCGAAGTGCCGGGTTTAGCCATTGGCTACCTCCTGATTGGGCAATGGTTTGGGGTAAAAGGTGGCGTCCATCAGGCCGCCCGCCAGCATCCTGGCCACCAGGTCCGCCCGCTGATCGTCGCGGGGACAGATGGCATGCAGGTCTTTGAAGGTGAGAACCTTGTGTTGCAGCAGCTCCTGGACCTTGCGCATCCGTTGCAGCTGGAGAGTGTCGTGCATGGTGATCTTCTTGACGGTGCCCATGGTCGCCTCCTCTTATTTGCTGACTTTCTCCCAAAGCGCCTTGCGGGCTTTGGCTTGTTTGCGCTTCTCCACTTCGTCCTTGCCGATCTCGTAAAAGACCACCTCTTCGGGCGTCAGCAGCTTGTAGCCGGTGCCGTCCAATGCGGCCTCGGCCAGGGCCGGGCTGCCGGTGATCTCAGTGAATGCAGCGAGGAAATGAAGCGGCGTGGGCCGGTCCTCTTTTGAAGGAGCGGCCCAATTGTTGATTTGATGGACAGTGATGTCGTGGCCGGTGAGACGGGAAATCTCCTCGGCAATGATCTCGCGGGACAATCCGCAATCCTTGAGAGAGCGGTTCAGCCCGTCTTTGACAGCTTCAAAGGTCCGCAGAGAGCCACTTTGCAGCCGTTGTGAAGGTAGGCTAGACAGTGGCAGCATGAGTTGGACCATGCGTTCGTCTGAATCTGGCTTACGTTTAGACATTGCGTCCTAGTCCTGTGGTGGGTATAGAAAAGAGCATTGGTTACACGCTCATGGCTGCACTGGCTCGATTTACCTTGCCGTGTTTGAGGCCGAGCAAAACGGCGGCATTGTGGGATTCGCCACGGACGCCTTTTTTACGACCATTAAGGAGGTCGCTAACAGTGTTTGGGTTCAGGCCGTTCTTGACGGCCCACTTGGCAATGGACAGCCCTTGTTCATCCAGCTTTGCCCTCGCCTCTTCCGGGGACAGGAGAGGTTTGGAGGTCTTGGCCATAGTGTAGTTCCTTTTTTTTGAGTTCGTTTGACGCGCTTTGGCGCGGTTCGTGTTTGTTGTTTTCCCAAAAAATTGGGAATAGGTCAACCCAATTTTTTGGGTATGGAGTTCTTTGTGCCAAAATCTGAGATTGGGGAAAGACTTAAAAAGGCCAGAGGTGACGTGTCTCAGGCCAAAATAACTAAGAGATATGGGCTTGGTAAAAACACTTTGTCGAATTATGAGACGGGTGTAACCGCGCCCAAGCTTGATTTTTTGATGCAGTTTATTCAGGACTTTAATTTGGATGCCAATTGGCTGCTGCTTGGGGAGGGGGAACCTCCTTCAGCTGACTATTCAGCCCGTGAGGCCATGCTTATCGCCGACTACCGGGCCTCTGATGAGGAGGACAAACGCATCCTGGAGCGGACAGGTGCCAGCTTTGCAAAGTCCGGCGTGGACGGACAGGATCAGGAAGCCTTGAAGTCGGCTGCATGGCCTGCCGGGGAAAAAAACAAGGCCGAGCGCAAGCAAAAATAGGATACGGTAGATATCTGCATGAGTGGCCCGCCCCGTATGGGCGGAAGCGGTAGCGGGCCGATTTGTATGCTGGGATGAGGGTCCAGTAGCGTGGAGGGCGGAAGTGATGCGAAAGTTCTATATTGTTTTGGTCTTGGCTTTTTTTCTAATCGGGTGTGGCGCAGAGAGTGAACCAAAATACAAGCTCATTCTTCCTGCTGGCACGCCGTCCGAAACCGTGGAGTTGCTGTCCCAGGTCATGCCTGACATAGAGCAGCACTTTCCAGGGGTTCTTACGTATTATGACAAAATGGATTTCGTGAGTGTGCAGCCAGCTCGAAAGATCGGCCTCTGCAATGGAGCACAGACAACGGCGATAACGCTTGAATTCAAAGTCAAAGATGATGCCGCTTTGCCAAGCTCGGTTAAGCGCAGCCGCGGCCATCACGTTTTCATCGATGTCGGTGTAGATGGCAAGACGCTATCCGTGGCGAAACGGGCTGCGGTCTCTATTCTGCAAGATCGTCCATTTGAAGACGTGGAGCAGTGCGTACTGATTGAACTGTAATAGCATAGGGCTACCCGGTCGGACGGCCTTTCTTTTATAACCTCCGTTACAATACCGAATCACACATAAAGCCTAACTTGGGCACCTAGAACTCCTTCTAATGGAAGGCGGTTCCAGGTGTTTCCTTGTTTGTCCTGGGCCGCCTTCCGCAAAACCGCAAAGCGGAGGCCCGTAATGAAATTCCCCAAGATGCCCAGAATGACCAGCGCCGCCATCATGGTCGTGCTGCTGCTCTGCCTGGTTGCACTCATTTCCCCCCAGCAGCTGCCCGTCATCGTCTACAAGATCAGCCTCGTCACCATCGCAGGGCTGGCCGGTTACTGCTTTGACCGCGCCCTGTTCCCCTATGCCCGGCCCCACAAGTTCGACATTGATGGGCTGCTGGTAGAGGCGGCGGAAACGCAGCCGCCGGAATCTGACACCACCATCGTGTTCGACTCGTCCGCTGACTGGATACCCTTTGTGGCGGCCCAGCTCCGCCGCGCTGCCATCGTGTGTGCCGCCATGCTGGCCGTGGGGCTGGGGCTGTAATTATGTTCCGACGTCATTGGGAACTGTGGCTTGCGCTGGCCCTCACTGTGCTCACGCTCATCCTGTGGGCGTCTTTGGCCAGTGCCGTGGATATTCCGCGCCGTGCCTATCAGTACCGTTCAACGCTCATTCGCTGCGCCCGTGTGGAATGGGGGTTTGAGGCTCCCGTGGCCACCTTTGCCGCGCAGCTCCACCAGGAAAGTCTTTGGCGCGCCGATGCAAAATCCCCTGTGGGTGCCGGTGGGCTGGCTCAGTTCATGCCCTCCACGGCCACCTGGCTGCCGGAGGTGGCACCGCAGGCTGGCAAGGCCAATCCGTTCAATCCGGGCTGGGCGCTCCGCGCCTTGACCGCCTACGACCTGTGGCTCTGGAAACGCATCAAGAGCGCCACAGAATGCGACCATATGGCCATGACCCTGTCCGCCTACAACGGCGGGCTGGGCTGGCTCTTCAAAGACAAGAAGTTGGCAAAGGCCCTTGGCTTGGACCCGACCCGTTGGTGGGACCAGGTGGAAGCGGTCAATGCGGGCCGGGCCAAGTGGGCCATCCGTGAAAACCGTGGCTATCCGCGCCGCATCCTCCTGGTGCTCGAACCCCTGTACGAAAACGCCGGATGGGGCAAAGGAGTATGCCCATGATTCCCTTTTCCGTTCCCCTGGCTCTGGCCGGAGGCGGCTGGAAGAAGCTGGCCATCGGCCTGGCCGCCGTCATCGTGGTGGGCCTGCTCGTGGCCGGAGCTGCCTGGCGCGGCTATCGCGCCGGATACGAGGCCGCCGACCTGGAACGCCAGGCCGAGGTGGCCGCGATCCACGAGAGCCACGCCCACGCCCTGGCACATGCCGAGTCCATGGCCCGCAAGCAGCTGGAGGCTGCAACGGCCCGGACGCACGAGCTGGAAAGCCAGTACCTGGCCGCCCAACAAACTATTGAAAAGCAGTCCCGTGAACTGACCAACCAAAGGATCGTCCATGCGAGTAAAGATGTTGATACTGCTGACGGCACTTGCCGTTTTGGCCCTGAGTGGGTGCGCCTCTACAACGAGGCAACCGGTGCCCGTGACCGTGGTGACGCCGTGCCCGCCTCCGCCGCCCGCGCTGATGATGAGGCCGGAACCTCCCAAACCGCTCAAGCCGGGATACTTCCAGGAGCACCAACAGTGACACCGGAAGACATTCTTGCCCATGCCCGCGACATGGGCCGATACACCCGCAAGCTGGAAACACAGGTAGCCTCCTGGATCGAATGGGCCGCTGGCCTGAACACCGGGGAGGTGACGCCGTGATCGAAGAAACTGTTTTGGACAGCGTAACCGTTGCCGCTGCTGCGGACTGGTCTCGTATTCTCACCTTTGCCATCACCATGATCCAGATCGCGTTGACCGTCGCGCTGCTCTATCTCGGCTCCAAGTTCGTGGGCAAAAAGGATTGCGAGGAGAAATGCAAGGAGCACAAGGACAAAAGGGAGGCTCTTGAGAAGCGTGTGACGGTCACTGAACTGTCCATCCAGACCGTTCCCACCGGCAAGGAAATGAAAGCCATCAACAAGCGCCTGGGAGACATGGAAGGTGACATCAAGGCTCTTCGTACCGCTTCCGAGGCTCAAGCCGACACAATGGAGCGGATAGAGCGTCCCGTCACCTTACTGCTTGAACACCATCTAGGGAGAGACAAGTAATGGATTTCGCAAAAACGATGAGAGAGGATCGCCGCCTTGTGTTGCTGCGCCTGTTGAACCAGGCTCCAGGGAATGAGGCCAACACCTATGTCCTGGCCACCGGGCTGCGCTCTTTGGGGCACAACTGTTCTCAGGATCAGGTGGAAACCGATTCCGCGTGGTTGACCGAGCAGGGCCTCGTGAAAGTGAAAGAGCTGGATGATGTCCGCATTGTCCAGCTGACCAGCCATGGGGCTGACGTGGCCGATGGTCGCGCACACGTTCCTGGCGTCAAGCGCCCCGTTCCTGGAGTGTAACAATGCCCCGGCAATCCACCATCAAGAAACTGCCGCCGGAAATCCGTGACAAGATCGGTGCGCTGCTTGACCAGGGCCGCACCCTGGATGAGATCGTTGAGCACCTTTCCACCTTGGCCGTGGATGTTTCACGCTCCGCCCTGGGCCGCTACAAGCAGAGCCTCGACAAGGTCTCCGAGCGCATCCGGCGCAGCCGCGAGATCGCCGAGGCCATGGTGCGCAACTACGGCGACGCCCCGGAGTCCAAGACGGCCAGGCTCAACATTGAGCTGCTGCACGGCATCATGCTGGACATGATGAGCCAGCTGCCCGATGGAACCGAAACCGAAGAAGGCGATGACGAAAACGCTCAATCCGTCCTGCTAACACTTTCGCCGCGTGGAGCCATGGAAATGGCCAAGGCCATGGACCACCTGGCCCGCGCCTCCAAGCAGGATGCCGATCTCATCACCAAACTGCGCGAGGAAGCCCGGGCCGAAGCTGCCGAACAAATGGAAAAAGCCGTAGAAGAAGTCGCTAAGGAAGACGGTGGCAAGGCTTCTCCCGAAGAGGTTCTCAAGCGCATCAAGGCCATCTATCGAGGCGAAGCATGAGTGGTGTTCTCCATTCTTTCCAGCGTCAATGGGTGGATGACGACTCCCGTTTCAAGGTGGGAATGTTCGCACGTCAGACCGGTAAGACTTTTTCCTCCACCCTGGAGATTGCGGAGGACATGGTCGAACACGACATCAGGGGCGAGCGAACACGTTGGGTCATCCTCTCCCGAGGCGAACGCCAAGCCAAAGAGGCTATGGACGAAGGGTTGAAACTCCATCTGCGGGCCATGGGGACAGCATTTGATCATCTCGTGGAAGACTCCGGTTATCGATACGAAGATGGCTCTAGCATTAAGGCTCAGGAAATTATCCTCAAGAATGGCAGCCGCGTTACTGCGCTGCCTGCCAACCCTGATACCGCCCGCGGTTTCTCCGCCAATGTCTTTCTCGATGAGTTCGCCTTCCATGCTGACTCTCGCAAAATTTGGTCGGCACTCTTTCCAGTTATTTCTAAGCCTGGACTTAAACTACGAGTAGTCTCCACACCAAACGGCAAAGGTAATAAATTTTACGAACTGATGACTGATGCCAAGCTGGGCAAGGTTTGGAGTCGCCACCATGTGGACATCCACCAGGCCGTGAGAATGGGACTAGATCGCAACATTCAGGAATTGCGCGATGGTGTTGGTGATCCCGATGCTTGGTCTCAAGAATACGAACTCAAATGGTTAGACGAAGCTTCGGCATGGCTCTCCTATGATTTGATTGGCGGAGTAGAGCACGAACGTGCGGGCATCCCTGCAAACTACACCGGCGGACCATGCTTTGTAGGCGTTGATATTGGCATTCGTGGTGATTTGTTCGTCATTTGGGTGTTTGAAAAGGTTGGCGATGTCTTGTGGACTCGCGAAGTCATCGTCCGCAAAAGAATTTCTTTCGCCGAGCAGGATGCCCTCTTGGATGAGGTTTTTGCGCGGTATCATGTGGTGGCTTGCCGCATGGACCAAACTGGTATGGGTGAAAAACCGGTCGAAGATGCCAAGAGACGTCATGGCCAGGTTCGAGTCCAGGGCGTGATATTCAATCCGGCTACAAAGCTCTACATGGCCACCCTTGGCAAAGAAGCATTTGATGATCGGACCCTTCGGATTCCTTTGGGAGATACCGCCATGCGGAACGATCTCCACAAACTGCGAAGGGAAAGCACTCCAACAGGGGCACCACGATTCGTTGCTGAATCAGACGCAGCGGGGCACGCCGACCGCGCTTGGGCATGTTTTCTGGCTTTGGCCGGTGCCGATTCTGGACAGGAGGTGTTCGCATATCACGGCGTTCCCAAGCGCACCCCCGATGACGATCACGACAACAACAGGCCCGTGCGGATTACCGCCGGATTCAGCCGAGGAATAATCTGATGTCCAAGACTCCCATCCTTTACGATCATCGAAACCGGCCCATCGTTAAATCCGAACTGGAGCGCGAACACGCCGCGCCGACACTGACCGGCATTCGTACCATTTGGGATAACGGTTCCATCGCCCAGGGTTTGACTCCTCAGCGACTCGCTCGCGTTCTCAGGGAAGCCGCTGAGGGTGATGCCCGTGAGTATCTTTTGCTTGCCGAAGAGATGGAGGAGCGAGATCCGCATTATGCCTCTGTCCTGTCCACCCGCAAGCGTGCCGTTGCTGGTATCGAACCCTCGGTCACGGCCGCCAGTGAGGACAAGAAGGATGTGGAAATCGCGGATGCCGTACGCGGCCTGGTCGAACGACCGGAATTCCCCGGCTTGATCACCGACCTCCTGGATGGATTGGGTAAGGGATATTCCGTGTGTGAAATCATGTGGGATCAATCCGGCTCCAAGTGGATGCCGGTTGAATACGTGTGGCGCGATCCCCGTTTCTTCGTTTTTGATCGCGAATCAGGACAGAAGCTCAGGTTGCTCGATGACGATGCGACATACGAAGGCAAGCCGCTGCCGCCGTTCAAGTTCATCGCGCACATGCCACATCTCAAGTCGGGTATTCCAGTACGCGCAGGGCTTGCCCGCCTCGCGGCCGTGAGCTGGATGTGCAAGCAATACTCATTGGCTGACTGGATGGCCTTTGCCGAAGTTTTCGGCATGCCGCTGCGGGTTGGCCGATACGGACAGGACGCCACGGATCGCGACATCGAGATTCTCAAAACAGCCGTGGCCAATCTCGGCATGGACGCGGCCGCTGTTCTGCCGGACTCCATGCGCATCGAATTCCAGGAAGCTGCCAAGTCTGCCGGAGGGCAGGAGCTCTTCCACCGCTTGGCCGAGTATCTTGATCGTCAGCTTTCCAAGGCCGTCCTGGGGCAGACCATGACCACGGATGACGGCAGCTCCCAAGCTCAGGCCAACATCCACAATGACGTCCGCCTCGACATCAAGAACGATGACGGCCGTCAGGTCGGTGCGACTGTGAACCGTGACCTGGTTAAGCCGTTCGTCGATCTCAATTTTGGCATCCAGGAACGATACCCCATAGTCAAGATCAAGGAAGAAGAGCCCGAAGACATCAAGGCTCTTGCCGAAGTTTTGAACAAGGTCGTACCGCTCGGCAACCTCGGCATCGAAGCAAGTGCCGTTCGTGAACGCCTCGGCTTTTCCAATCCGGCAGAAGATGCCGAACTCCTCGGTGCTGCACCTCAGTCTGCCATCAACCGGGCGATGAATCGATCCGGCCAGTTCACCATCGATGCGGACGCGGAGATGGATCGGATTGCTCAGGATGTAATGGATGAGTGGGAGGAAATAGTCAGCCCGATGGTCAACCCTGTTCTTGAGCTCGCCGATCGGTGCGAGACCTTCGAGGAATTCGAGCAGGGCCTTTCCGACCTCCTGACATCCGGTCACATCGATGACGAAAGATTCATGCAGTCCCTTGCCGAGGCCTCGTTCAAGGCTCGCGGCCTGGGCGACGTCGAGAAATAGTTATGGCCGGCAAGTTCGTCAGAAGAACACCAAAGGAGTCCCTGGACTGGTTCCGTGCCAAGGGCATGAAGCCCGGATTCGATCATCGGGACGTATGGCGTGAAGAGCATGCGACCGCATTCACCGTAGCCAAAGCCACCAAGATGGATATCCTTTCGGACATCCGCAGTGAAGTGGATCGCGCTCTGGCCGAGGGGCGAACCTTCCGCGATTTTGCCAAGGACTTGCAACCGACTCTCCAGAAAAAGGGCTGGTGGGGCAAAAAGGAAATGCTCGATCCAGCCACCGGCAAGACGCGCCTGGTGGAATTGGGAAGCCCTCGCCGTCTTCGGACCATTTACGAGACCAACATGCGCACGGCTCGTAGCGCAGGACAATGGGAGCGCATCCAACGCACCAAGGCCGGATTGCCGTATCTGCTGTATCAGCTTGGCCCGTCGCGCGAACACCGGCCCGAGCATGTTCCGTTCCACGGATTGCTCTTGCCGGTGGATGATTCCTTCTGGGGTTCGCACATGCCGCCCAACGGATGGGGGTGCAAGTGTCATGTCCGCCAAGTCTCCAAGGCCGAGCATGACCGCTTGAAGAAAAACGGGGTTCGAGCTCCTGAACCGGAACAGAGGATCGATCCTGATACAGGTTTGCCGACCGGCCATAGGACACCGTCCAACGTTCGCGTCCGGACAACGGCGCCGGAGGTGACAAGGCGTGAATGGATTAACAAACGGACCGGTGAAGTCCACAAGGTGCCCGTGGGGATTGATCCCGGTTGGGACTATAATCCAGGTCAGGTTGGGCGGCTCAACAAGACCCTGGAGCTGGCCGCGGAAAAGCTGGCAGGAACCGGAGCCGAAGGCGGTGCGATTGTCCGTGAGCTGACTGCGGAAACGTTAGAGACCTGGGCGAAGTCGCCCAAGGCGGACTTTCCCATCGGCATGATGAACGAGACGGACGCGGCGCGGATCGGCGGCAAGACACAACTTGTGCGTCTCTCTCCAGATACGATCGGCAAGCAACTCAGAAAACACCCGGAACTGACTTTCGAGGAATACAGCATCATCCAGGATGCTCTTGATCGCGGAGAGTCTATCCAGGATGGAGCTCAGGCGCTGGTCTATCTACTTGAGGAAGAAGGATACGTGACCGTGGTCAAGGCCACCAAGTCCGGCAAGGCCGTGTTCATGACGAGCTTCCGCCGTCTTTCGTCCGATGCCGGCAAGAAGGATCGCGAGGTCTTGCGCCTGCGCCGCCGCCAAAAGTAAACCCCTCGCCGAGGCAAGGGGTTCGCTTCGCTGATTGGCAGGGCCTCCCACCCGGTTGAACCGGAAACCCTGCATTGCACTCCGATGCGAGCATCGTGTTACGGCCGGGAGATTCATCACCGTGTCGCAACCAGCTTGATAGTACAATAAGGCCTTCTGCTTCCCGCGTCAATGCGAGTTGCCCGAAAACGCCTCAGAACGCATTTTCAACCTTCGGGGTGTCGCTGTCTATAGCTTTTCTAGAGAAAATGCCTCTACGGGCGTTCATGAATCGTTTTGAACGCTGTCGGATCAGCTCGCCGACCACTGTTTTGCCCCACATCCAGAGCTCCCCGGCTCCATTCTCTGCCGGTTTTATAACGCCGGTTACAAGACTGGCTCCGCCGATCCTGCCATGGTCACGCCATGAAACATCTCCTTTTCGCTCTCAACGTAAAGCTCTCTGCCGATGTTCCCGAGTGGGTCGAATTGATTCCCGCCGGCCCCATCGTCAAGGGGCGTGATGGTCGTGAATGGAAGTTCACCAGTTACGAAGTATTTCATGTGATGAACCGCTTCAAGTTCGACGGCATCGATGTGGTTATCGACCGCGAGCATGCCACCGAGATCAAGGGGGCGGAAGGCGAAGAAGCGCCCGCTGCCGGATGGATCAAGGAGCTTGAAGATCGAGACGGCGCATTGTGGGGCAGGGTCGAGTGGACGGATCGAGCCCGAGCCCAGATTGAAAGCCGCGAATACCGCTACCTCTCTCCCGTCTTTTCTTACACCAAGACTGACCGCGCAATCCGGGTTCTGGAATCTGCCGGTCTGACCAATAAACCCAACCTTCGCCTGACGGCTCTTAACCGGCGGGCGGCAAACATGGAGGAAGACGCCATGAAAAAGGCACTGTGCCGTCTGCTCGGATTGCCGGAAACGGCTTCCGATCAGGAGATTCAGGACGCCGTTGCCAAACTCAAGGGAGATTTGGACACGGCCAGCAATCGGGCCATGACCAAGGAGCTGCTCGCAGTTCTCGGCCTGGAGGAAAATGCAGGAACGGATCAGGTCATCGCTCAGGCCAAGGTTCTGGCCGGTGATGACAAGGGCATGAACAACGCTCAGGGCGTTGGCGGCACCATCGATCTGACCAAGTACGTTCCGCGCACGGACTACGATCAGGCCATCAACCGCGCTGAGACCGCCGAGGCCAGCCTCAAGGAACGCAAAGATGCCGACCTGGAAGGCGAGATCGAGATTGCGGTCAACACCGCCATTAAGGACGGCAAGATCGCACCGGCAAGCAAGGACTTCTATATGGCCATGTGCCGCAATGAGGACGGCCTGGCCGAATTCAAGAAGTTCGCAGAGAAGGCCCCGCAGGTCATCGATGATCCGCAGCTGCCGGACGAACCCGATGACAAGGGCAAGGCTCTGAACCAGCAACAGACCCACATCGCCGACCAGTTCGGCAACACCGCTGACGACCTGGCCAAGTACGCCGGGTAAGGAGAAATGCAAACCATGAACCTCACCGCAGACAGAAACACCCCTCAGCGTGACGGCGAGTTGGTTCCCGTGCCCGTGGGCGCAGGAGTCAAGATTTATGCCGGGGGCATCGTGGCGGCCAACGCCGCCGGCTATGCCGTTCCCGGTGCAGCATCGACCACGCTTACCTATCTCGGCCGTGCTGAGGAACAGGTGGACAACTCCGGCGGCGGAGACGGTGCTCAGGAAGTCCTGGTTCACCGCCTGCTGGCGTTCAAGTTCGCCAATTCCGCTGGCGATCCCGTCACCCAGGCCAGCCTGGGCAAGCCCTGCTACATCGAAGACGACCAGACCGTCGCTAAGACCGACGGCACCTCGACGCTGTCTCCCGCCGGTATCGTTATCGGCATCGATTCCGATGGCGTCTGGGTCCAGTAACTCAAGGAGCAAAATATGAAACGCTTTTTCAATACCGCCGTGGCCTGGGTTCTGCTTGTCGGAGCCTGTCTGGCCTGTTCCCTTGTTCCCGAATCTGCCTCGGCACACGGAGCCATGACACCCATGGATGGACTTCCCGCCTTTGGTATGGCGGGGCTGCTCGTGAACAAAAGTGTCATCGGTGACGTGTTCACCAACCTGAAAGCGACCTTTAACAAGGCGTTCGACAAGGCTCCTTCCACCTGGGAGAAGATCGCCATGCTCGTGCCGTCCTCCTCCAGCCAGAATGACTACTCTTGGCTGTCCGACTTCCCGCGTATGCGCAAGTGGGTCGGCGAGAAAGTGGTCAAGGCACTTGAGGCCTTCAAGTACACCGTGACCAACGATGACTGGGAAGCCACCGTGTCCGTGAAGCGCAACGACATCGAGGATGACAACCTGGGCATCTATGCTCCTCAGGCGCAGTCGGCAGGATACAGCGCCAAGACGCTCCCCGACGAGATCGTCTTCGATCTGGTCAACAACGGCTTCGCTGCCACCTGTTACGATGGTCAGTATTTCTTTGACACCGACCACCCGGTGAACGGGGAAAGCGTGAGCAACAAGGGCACCATGGCCCTCAACATCTCCACCCTGGCGGCTGCCCAAGCCAGTTACGGTGCGGCGCGTACCGCCATGCGCAAGCTGAAGGATGAGGATGGGCGACCGCTGGGCATGAAGCCCACCATCCTGCTCGTGCCTCCGGCGCTGGAGGACGACGCCAACCTGCTCATGACCGTGGACAAACTGGAAGACGGCAAGCCCAATCCCTACAAGGGAACGGCTGAGGTCGTGGTCGGCGATTACTTGACCAGCGACACCGCCTGGTTCCTGCTCGACACCTCCAGGCCGGTCAAGCCCTTCGTTTACCAGGAACGCAAGAAGCCCGTCTTCGTTCAGCAGACCGACATGTCCGCGGACGATGTGTTCAGCCGTGCGATCTTCAAGTTCGGCGCCGAAGCCCGCGCTGCTGGCGGCTACGCCTTTTGGCAGATGGCTTGGGGCAGCACTGGCGAAGCATAGCGGAGGTATGATCCATGACTATCACCATTACCTCCAAGCGTGACGGCTTTCGCCGGTGCGGTATGGCTCACTCGGCCAAACCGACCACCCATCCCGCCGACACATTCACCGATGAGGAACTGGAAGCCCTCAAGAAGGAACCTATGCTCGTCGTGGTCGAGGGCGAGGAAGGCGAAGCCAAGAAGGCCGCGCCTACCAAGTCTCCTCAGACCAACAATGAACCGATGATAACGAAACCGGAGAACATCGATGAACTGATGTCCGCCATCGTTAAGGCCATCGGCGAACTGAACAAGGAAACCGACTTCACCCAGGCAGGAACGCCCCGCGTTAACTCTGTCGTTGAAAAGCTCGGATACGACGTATCCGGCGATGAAGTCTCCACCGCTTACGAGCAGTACAAGAAGGACAACGAGTAATGGCATACGCCACCACCCAGGACATCATAGACCGGTACGGCAAGGATCAGCTGCTGATCCTTGCCGACCGTGATGGTGACGGCATCGCTGACGTCGAGGTAACGGACCGCGCTCTCGCGGATGCCGATTCTGAAATCGACCTCCATGTGGGCAAGGTCTACGACTTGCCTCTGGCGACCGTGCCGTCGGTCCTGGTTCAGGTGGCGGTGGATATCGCCATTTACCGCATGTGCAACAACGATGCGCTGGTCACCGAGGAGATTCGGACGCGATACAAGGACGCGCGGGGTACGCTTCGCAGCATTGCTAAGGGCGAGACATCGCTCGGCGCGATCCATGAATCGTCGGGCGGGGCTGCCTCGGGGCCGGCCATCGTCAGTGGCTCACCCCGCGTCTTCGGCCGCGGCCGTGGTGGAGGCTTGCGATGAGCGTTGACATGCGAGTTGACACGCGAGGTCTTGAACGTCTCGCCAACCGGATCGCGCAGCTCAGCGATATGGACACCCGCCCGCTCATGGATGAGTTGGGCGCGGCTGTCGTTTCGCAGACACAGCGCCGGATCGACTCCGAAAAGACCGATGCAGACGGCAAGGAATGGCCGGCATGGTCTGAAAGCCACGCGAAAACGCGCCACCAAGGGCAGAGTCTGCTCATGGCCTCCGGTGCTCTTCATGATTCCATCGAGCACATCATGGGCATCACCGGTGATGACGTCGAAGTCGGCTCCAATCTGGTCTATGCCGCCGCGCATCAGCACGGATTGGACATGTCTCTGGTCGGCAGCCGCCGCCGGATCACGATCCCGGCCCGGCCGTATCTCGGCATCTCCTTTGAAAACGAAACCGATCTGGTCGCCCTTGTGGATGACTTTGTGGATCGCCAAATGAGGGAGTTGCGATGAGCCTGGAAACCCTGCGCAACGGTGTTGTTGAGACACTCGATACGGCAACCCCCAAGAACGTTCATTGCGCCTCGCATGGCGGACGGTTTGATCTGCAAGAGCTCAGGCGCGTGTCGTCCAAGGCTCCGGCCATATATGTGGCCTCGCTCGGATTCAGCAATTTGAAAGAGAGCTCTGGAAGCTACGAGGCAACCGTGGCCTGGGGTGCGTTCATCGTCGCCAAGGATCAGCGCGGCGCGAAACGTGACCAGGTTGCTCTGGCCATCGTGGACATGCTGTCCCTGATCGTTCCGGATAACAGCTGGAGCCTCGATGAAACCTTGGGCGCTCCTGAGAGAGTTCAGGCCGACAATCTTTTTTCCGCCCTCATAGACAAGGCCGGTGTGGCCATGTGGGCAATTACCTGGCGGCAGCACATGCAACTCGGCCAGGCCATGACCGAGAACGAGCTGGCGGCTCTTGATTTGTTTAAAACCTTTGATGCCCGATTCCCGATTAAGGACGACGCTCCGGAAGCCGAGGATCGGGTCAATCTGCCCCAGGACGGGGAGTAGGAGGAAACGACCGTGGCAATGAAGATGCTCTACCTGAAACCCGCGGAGAAGGGCCGTATTGTGCGTGACCCGCGCAACGGAAAGCCGCTGCCTGATGGCGGCGATGCCGTTCCCGACACCAGTTACTGGAGACGCCGCCTGATGGCCGGCGATGTCAAGAAAACCACTGCCGAAGCCGTGAAGAAAGCGGCAGCCGAACGAGCCAAGGTCGAGCAGGCCAAGGCCGACAAGGGCAAGGCTGAACCCGCCAAGGAGGGCTAGCCCATGACCATCAGCTTCAATGAAATCCCGGACAACATCCGGGTGCCTCTGGTTTACATCGAGTTCGACAACACTCGCGCCGTTTCCGGAACGCCCTCCATCGAGTACAAGCTGCTTGTCCTCGGTCAGATGCTTTCCACTGGTACGGCCGAGGCAGGCAAGCCGGTACGAGTCCTGAGCGATGACCACGGCGTCAACCTTTTCGGCCGCGGTTCCATGCTGGCCAACATGGTCAAAGCCATCAAGAAGGCTGATCGATACATGGAAACCTGGTGCATCCCGTTGAGTGATGCCGGTGCCGGTGTTGCCGCCACCGGAACTATTACCCTGACGGGAACTGCTACAGCTGCCGGTGTCCTCAGCTGCTACATCGCCGGTGAGCGCGTCCGTGCATCCGTGGCGGCACTTGCCACGGCAGCCGAAGCCGCAACCGCTCTGGCCGATGCCATTAACGCCAAGCTCGATCTGCCCGTCACGGCCTCCGCCGCTGCCGGCGTCATCACCCTGACCGCTCGCAACAAGGGCGAATGCGGCAACGATATCGACATCCGTTTCAACTATTACACTGGCGAAGTGTATCCCGCTGGCCTTTCCGTGGCCATCGTGGGTATGACCAACGGTGCCGCCAACCCGGATATCGCAGACGCCATCGCCGCCTTCGGTGACGAATGGTGGAACGCTCTGGTCAATCCCTGGACGGACGGTGCCAACATGTCCGCATTGGAGACCGAGCTGCTCGACCGCTGGGGTCCGCTCAACATGAAAGACGGCATGGCATACATGGCCATGAAGGGAACGCATTCCGCGTCCTCCACCTGGGGGAACGCACGCAATGCCCATCTCGGCAGCTGCATGCCCACCGGAGCCTCGCCCATGCCTCCGTGGATTTGGGCTTCCGTCTATGCGGTTATCGCATCCGGCTCTCTGGCCATCGATCCGGCACGGCCGCTCCAGACGCTGGCGCTTCCCGGCATCCTGCCGCCCGCCCAGGGCGATCGCTGGACCATGGAGGAACGCAATCTGCTCCTCTATGACGGACTGGCCACATACACCGTTGATTCCGGTGGCGTGGTCCGCATCGAGCGCGCCATCACCACCTACCAGAAAAATGCCTACGGGCTCGCCGATCCGAGCTACCTCGACGTGACCACTCCGGCCACGCTCAGCTATCTGCGGTACGCCACCCGCGCGCGGATCACGCAGAAGTTCCCCCGCCACAAGCTGGCCGACGACGGCACCAGGTTCGGCGCCGGGCAGGCCATCGTGACGCCATCCATCATCCGGGCCGAGCTGCTCGCCTTGTTCCGCGAGCTCGAGGAAAAGGGACTGGTGGAAAACTTCGACCAGTACAAGGCCGACCTGGTCGTGGAGCGCAATGCGGATGACCGCAATCGCCTCGACGTCCTGAGCCCGCCCGACATCATCAACCAGCTCCGCATCTTTGCAGAGCAGATTCAGTTCCTTCTGTAGGAGATAAATCATGGGAAACAATCCGAACCAGGTAACTGGTAAAGCCGTGATCCGTTTCGACGGTCGCGAGTACAAGACGGCAGATGAAGCAACCCTCCAGCCCGGCGGCGTGTCCCGCGAGACCGTCAAGGGAGCAGGCAAGGTTCACGGTTTCACCGAAACCACCGTGGAACCGGAAATGGAATGCACCATCTACCACACCAAGGCCACGTCCTTGAAGGAAATCCAGGACATCGACAACGCTACCGTGATCTTCGAGACCGACACCGGCGCCCGTTGGGTTCTGACCGGCGCATTCGTGCTCGATCCGCTTTCCCTCAAGACCAAGGGCGGCGAAATCGCGGTCAAGATGTCCGCAATCACTTGCGAGGAGGACTAAATGTCCAAGACCGAAACCATCGAGCTGACCACGCCCGTCAAGATCGGCGATGAGGAATGCCGCCAGGTGATCCTTCGCGAAGCCTCTGCCGGTGATGTCATCGAGGCCCAGGAAGAGGCCGAAAAGCTGATTATGACGCCGGACGGTCCGCAGCTCATAGCCAGCCCTTCTCTCGTCGGCCTGGGCGTATTACGCCGCCAGGTTGTCAAGATCGGAGACAAGGTAGACGGCCCCGTGGATGTGGCCACCCTCAAACGGTTCAGCGTGTTCGACCTGAACGCATTGCAGGATGCAGCAGATACCATGGATGCAGCCCTGGACGCCGAAGTCGCCAAGGCAAAGATGGACAAGCGGGGGCGAACTGGCGAGCAGGAGAGCTGACATCGAGCAGCTGGTCCTGCGCATGGCCAAAAATACGGGGTGGTCCGAGGCCGAGCTTCTCGGACTGCCTCTTCGTCGATTGATTAGATACTTGCAACACCTCGGGGTCTCATGAGCAATTTGCGCACCTCCGTCATTCTGGACCTGGCTGGAAATCTCCAGGGCAAGGCCAGAAGTTATTCCAACGCCATCAGCAACATGGCCAAGCGTGGATCGCGTAGCATGGATATGCTGCGTCGGTCCGCGCTTGCGACCGGCCGCGGCCTCGATGCCATGGGCAATCGCTATGTGGCGGCGATCGGCGGCATGGGAGTAGCGTACAAGGGCGCGCAAGCGGTAATGGCCTCGGGCAACCTCGACAAGCGGCTTATCAGAACGGCTCAAACGGCCGGTGCTACGCGGAAGGCAGCCGCTCTCTTGCGTCGAGAGCTGCATATCATGTCCCAGTTGACGGGCATCACCGTTGGAAATCTCCTGACCGGCTTTGACAATCTCATTCAGTCCGGCCTCAGTTGGGAAGCAGCTCTCGCTACCATCACCAACGTCAACCGCGCCATGGGCGTCACCGGAGCACAGTCCGAAGTCCTGACCGGCGGTCTGACCGTGGCGGCCAAGGCCTTTGATTTCGACCTGACCAAAGTGGAAACCTCGGCCCTGCTCCTCGACAAGATGACCGTGGCCGGTCGCCTGGGCAATGCCGAGTTGGAAGACTTGGCAGGCATCTTTGCCCGTGTCGGTGTCAACGCCAAGCGCGCTGGCCTCGATTTTGATTTCACCCTCGGTTTCATCGAGCAGCTCTCCCTCATCGAGAAGAATCCCGAACGACTCGCAACCCTGGCCGATTCCACGCTGCGCCTCTTCACCAATCAGAACTACCTGAGAAAGGCGGCCAAGGTGACAAAGGTCAGCTTCTACGATGACGCTGGCCAGAAGCGTGCCGCCTTCGACGTCCTCGATGACATCGCCGCCAAGTACAGGACGCTGACAACGGACCTCCAGCGCGACAGCTTCATCCAGGCCGCTTTTGGTGAAGCTGATCTGGACACGCGAAAAGGCCTCTCCATGCTTCTGGGCGGTGATTCGCTGGCCAGCGCCAGAACCATGGCCGCCACCATCAAGGACGCTTCCGGAACCATCGCTCGGGACTTGCCGGACGCATTGGACAACTCCGTTGACCAGGTAGCGCGCCTGAAGGAAGCCCTCGGCGAAGCGGCCGACCATTTTTCTCAGCCCATCAACGATGTCATCAACCGAGCAATCAAGCATGTCCTGGACGACAAGAAAGTCTCCGGTACCGAGATGCTCGTTGGCGGAGCCGTGACCGGTGCCGCCGTTCTCGGCACGGCCAAGATCGTGGGTGGACTTATCCTTTCCCGACTCGGCGGCAAGCTGAAAGGCGGTCTCGGCGGGCTGGCTGGCGGCTCCGGGCCCATCCCGGTCTATGTCGTCAACAGCAAGATGAGCATGATGCCCGGTGAATATGGCGGCGGTTGGCAGGGCGGCTCCGGCAAAGGCGCGAAAGGCGCCCGGGCCGGTCGGTCCGGATGGCTTCGTCGAGGTGCAAAATTTCTTGGCCGCAACCGTGGCGCTGCCCGTGGTTTGGGTATGGCTGGTGCGGCACTGGCCACTGTCGGCTCCGTGGTCGATGTTGCGGACGCCTGGACCGATGATTCAATGACATCCTCGCAGAAATGGGGGCGCACTGCCCAGGCCGGACTGTCCACTGCCGGCAGTGTCGGCGGCGGCGCTCTGGGCGCGGCCATCGGCTCCGTGATCCTGCCGGGAGTCGGTACGGTCGTGGGCGGCATGCTCGGCTCCATGGCCGGCGGCTGGCTCGGTGATCTGGCTGGCGAGTGGCTGACCTCTCCAGACGAACAGGAACGCCCCGAAGCCAAGATGCGCATCGAGGTCAGCGATGATCGCACTCGCGTCACCCAGTTGGATTCGCGCGGAATGGAAGTCGATATTGACTCCGGACTTTACATGGTGGGAGCTGGCCGATGAATTGGAAAGATCAGCTGAGAGACGCCTCTTTTCGGGGCAAGCCCTTTTTCGTCAAGGCGCACAAGCGCACTGGCGGCCGTCGATTGGCGGTCAATGAATTTCCGAAAAGGGATAAGCCGTACAACGAAGATTTAGGGCGCAAAGCGCGAGTTTTCACCCTTGAAGGATATGTCCTGGGCACGGATTACATGGCCGCGCGTGATGCCCTCCTGGAAGCTCTGGAAGCTGGTGGGCCCGGAGAACTTATCCACCCATATTTCGGCTCCCGAACCGTGGATGTTCAGGAGTTCAATCTGTCCGAAACCACGGCCAAGGGTGGTATGGCCACGTTCTCCATCACCTTTTGCGAAGGTGGAGAATCCGCTGAGCCCACCGAAAAGGCGGACACGTCCTGGGCCGTCAGCAAATCGGCCGATGCAGTGACGGAAACATCCGTGGTTGAGTTTTCCGAAACGTTTGACACCAAAGGGCCGGAGTGGGTTCGTATCGAGGCCCTGGAGCGCATCGGTTCCGCTCTCGATGCTGCACAAGCAACGATGGATCAGACCGCTTTGCCCGTGAACCTGGTCAGCCAGGTGTCGAATGAAGTGGCCAGTCTGAAAGGCGATGCCTCCACGCTTCTGGCCACGCCCGGCTCTCTGGCCAGTCGTCTTGTCGGTGTCATCACCAGTTTGCTGACCGTTGGCCTGACCGATCCGCTTGCCGTGATCCGGAGCCTCTTCTCATATTCCAACCCGGCACCCGCTTCCTCACCGCTTTCGACCATGGGTGCCAAGGCCGAGACCAATGCCGAGGCCGTGGCCGCTCTGGTGCGCCGTGTCGCCTTGGCCGAAGGTGCCAGAAACGTGTCCGCCATGGCCTTTGAAACGTACGAGGATGGACTGGCCACTCGCGACCTCCTCGCCGATGGCCTGGAGGATGAAGCGGCCGTGGCGACCGATCCGGTCTATCTATCGCTGACCGATCTGCGTGTGGCTGTGGTCAAGGACTTCGCTGGACGTTCTTCGCTCCCGCGTCTGACCTCGTATCAGCCCGCCGAAACGGTTCCCGCTCTGGTGGTCGCCCATTCCATTTATGGTGATGCAACGCGATCTGACGAGATTTGCACCCGCAACCGTGTGCGCCATCCAGGAGCCGTACCCGGCGGCAGAGCGCTGGAGGTTTTGACCAATGAATAGCCCGGACGTGCGCCTCAAGATCGACGGCCGCGAGTTCGGCGGCTGGAAGCGGATCACGATTCGACGCGGACTGGAGCAGCTCGCCGCTACCTTCGAGCTCAGCGTGACCGAACGATGGGGTGGCCAGGACGTTGTCCGTCCGATCGCGCCTGGTTCGGCCTGCACCGTGCTGGTGAGCGGAACGCCTGTCATCATCGGGTACGTCGACGATGTCAGCATAGACTACGGAGATAAGAGTCACACCGTCACCGTATCCGGACGCGACAAGACTGGAGACCTGATCGACTGTTCCGCCCCTTCAACCCAATTTTCCGGCAGGACTCTGGCACAGGTGGCCACTGATCTCTGCAAGCCGTTCGGTGTCGGCGTCAAAGTGGCCACTGACATCGGCGGCGAGTTCTCGCGCCTCAAGAACAATGAGGGAGATTCGATTTTCGACACCCTGGAACCGGCAGCGCGTATCCGTGCCGTCCTCCTGCTTTCTGATGGTCTCGGTAACCTGGTGTTGTCCAGGACCGGGACGCAGCGCATAAGCGATGCCCTTGAACTCGGTCGAAACGTCTTCAAGGCGAATGGCAATTTTTCCCATCGGGACCGGTTCAGCAGCTACCAGGTCAAGGGACAGATGGCTGGCACCGACGAATGGAATACCGAAGACGCAGCGCATCCGCTCGGCACGGCCTCTGATAAGGCCATCAAGCGTCATCGGCCGCTGACCCTGCTGGCCGAGGAACAGGTGGACGAATCGTCCGCAAAGGAACGGGCACAGTGGGAACGCAATGTTCGTTATGGCCGGAGCCGACGGATCACCTATACCGTCAAGGGCTGGTATCACTCCGGCGGTCTCTGGCAGCCGGGCTTCATGGTGCCGGTCAAGGATTCGTTCCTGGGCGTGAATGGCGATCGCCTCATATCCGGGGTCAATCTGACCCTTGATGAGGGCGGTTTCAACGCCCGATTGGACGTGCTGCCGCGAGAGGCTTTCGAGCACATTGAGCTGCCCGAGCCTGGGGAGGACGAAGCATGGTAGTCCGTACCGTAGCCAAGATGCTCCGGCCGATCAGGAACAGGATCACGCTTATGGTTTCCCGTGCCGTTTTGACCCTGATCGACGACGAAACCACCCTCCAGGAGCTCCAGGCCCGTATTCTGGGCGATGAATTGCTCGATGAGCTGGAGCGTTTCCAGCAATACGGTTTCACCTCTGTTCCGCATCCCGGAGCCGAGGCTATCACCCTGTCCGTTGGTGGCCATCGATCGCACACTGTCGTCATCAATGTGGATGATCGGCGGTACCGACTCAAGGGCATGAAAGGCGGCGAGGTGGCTCTGTACACCGATGAAGGGGACTACATCCATTTCCAGCGTGGCAAGATCGTGAAGATGAAGGCCGGGAACGAACTGATCCTGGACACTCCGATTGTGCGTGCTCTCGGAAGGATCGAGGCGCAGGACGACATCCTTGACCGGGCCGGTTCCGGCAACGCTCGGACCGTGCGCGGAATGCGCGAAGTTTTCAATGACCATGACCATCCGGGTGACAGTGGCGGAACCACTGGCCAGCCGAATCAGGAGCAGTAAATGGACGCCGGATTGATCTGGAAAGAGATGGGTGCCGACCTCGCCATCGAGGACTTGGCCCTTGTCAGGGATGACGGACTGAAAACCGCCGTTGTCCTGTCCCTGTTCGTCGATCGCCGCGCCGATCCCGACGATGTCCTTCCGGACAATACCGGCGATCGCCGGGGATGGTGGGCCGATGCCTATTCCGAGATGGAAGACGACAAGATCGGCTCGCGCCTCTGGCTTCTCAGCCGGGAAAAGCAGATGCCCTCTGTGCTCCTGAAGGCGCGGGAATATGCCGAGGAAGCCCTGGCATGGCTGGTGGATGATGCCGTGGCCGAGTCCGTAACTGTTGAAACGTGGTGGGTCCGCACCGGCACTCTCGGCCTTCTGGCCAGGATAGTGCGTCCGGACGCTCCCGCCATCGAGTATAAATTCGAGTACCTCTGGGAGGGAATGTAATGCCTTTTGAGCGTCCGAACCTGTCGGAACTGATCAGCCGCGCCGTGGCCGACATCGAGAGCCGCCTTGATGGAGCTGATGCCACCTTGCGCCGTGCTCTGCTCAACATACTGGCCAAGATGCAGGCCGGGTCCATTCATGGCCTGTACGGCTACCTTGATTGGATAGCCTTGCAGGGCATGCCGGACAAGGCCGAGAAAGAACACCTTGAGCGTTGGGCCTCTATTTGGGGCAAGAAGCGCAAAGCCTCGTCAAAGTCCTCTGGGCCCATCACGTTCAACGGATCGGATGGAAGCGTTCTCCCGATCGGCACGTTGTGGAAACGGGGCGATGGTTTTGAATATGAAACCACCACCGAGGGAGTTGTCGCTGGCGGCACCGCGGAAGTGTCTATCGAGGCAATCGTGGCCGGGGCAGACTCCAACGCTCCCGAAGGCACTCAGCTCAAGTTGTTGTCTCCTGTTGTCGGAGTCCAGAGCACGGCCGTCACCGGCGAACTCGCTGGCGGTGCCGACACGGAACTCGACGATGATCTGCGCTCCCGGCTTCTGACGAGAATTCGCCAGGCTCCGCATGGTGGAGCCGATTTCGACTATGTGGAATGGGCGCTCGATGTCGCTGGCGTTTCCCGCGCCTGGGCGTACCCTCGCGAGCTCGGCGCCGGTACCGTGACGGTCCGCTTCATGACCGACGGTCTGACCGCAGACGGTATCCCTTCCGCGGAGTCCGTGACGGCGGTGCAGTCTTATATAGATAATGTACGCCCTGTGACCGCTGACGTGACTGTCATCGCGCCCGTGCCCGTGGCCATGAATCCCACCATCAATCTGAACCCCAACAGCGCGGCGGTACAGGCTGCCGTGAAAGCGGAACTCTCCGATCTTCTCAAACGCGAGGCTGTTCCCGGCGCGACGATCCTGGTTAGCCATCTGCGTGAAGCCATCTCCATCGCCATGGGCGAGACCGATCACGTCCTCGTCTCGCCGACGGCGGATGTCGACCATACCACTGGCCAGATTCCGGTCCTCGGAACCATCACCTGGGGAGACCTGTCATGATGAACGCCGCACAGTACCGTGATCAACTGCTGGCTCTGGCTCCTCCCGGCAAGGCTTTGCCTACAGAGTTGGAGAGCGTGTTCGCCTTGCTCCTGTTGGCCATGGCCGATGAGCAAGCCAGGGTCGACGGCCGCGCGGATGACGTTCTTATCGAGCTCGATCCCCGAACCGCCACCGAACTGCTTTCAGATTGGGAACGCGTTTGCGGCCTTCCCGGTCAGTGCTCCAGGGCATCGGAGACCATCCAGGAACGCCGAGAATCGGCGCACCTCGTAATCACCGCCCAGGGGGGCCAGAGTCCGGCCTATTTCGAGGAAGCGGCCGCAACCCTCGGCGTGGCTGCAACGGTGGAAGAGTTCCGCCCTTTTCGTGCTGGTCAATCGTCTGCCGGAGAGCCTTTGACAAATGAACCTTGGACGCACGCATGGTTAATGCGTGGGCCGGAAGAGATCGTGAAACCCTTTGTTGCTGGCGGGAGCTCTGCCGGTGATCCTTTGGCTAAGTGGGGCAATGAGGCGCTTGAGTGTCACATCTCGCGGCTTGCTCCGGCTCATACGATCGTAACCTTTGCATACGGAGATTAGTAATGGACAGAATCAAAACCAGTAGCGCGACTGAGAACAATCTCTTCACGGAAGGGAACCCGGCTCAGGGAGTGCCTGCAACCGAAGTGTCAGCTAAATGGTTGAACGACGTGCAGGAGGAAATTGCAAATGTTATCGAGGCGGAAGGGATTGTGCTCGATGAGACGAAACAGGATCAGCTCAAAACGGCTATTCAGTCGATGATTGCCGCCATTCCTGCCCCTGAGGCCAAAGACTTGATCGCTCGCGATGGCATTATCCTTAACGCCTTCCGGATAGCCGAGTACACCGCACTCGCAACCGGGAGTCTCGTCGAAGGCTATGAGTGGCTGCTTCGTGCAGCGTCTGAAATGAATTTGACCAATGCCTTTTACGATACCAGCGGATCGCTCATCACCAACGTCACGCCTACTAGCTATGACAACCCTATGGGCATGGGAGATCGCACCGGTCAGATCGGCGTGACCATGTCCTTTACGTCCAATGGTGGCGAGCCTGGCTCTTATTTGATTAATGGCACAACAGGCAGTGGTATCACGGTTAAGTCGGTGACACCCGTTGTGGGTCAGACGATCACGTTTGATTTTGGTGCCCCTCAGTATATAAGCGAAGCCCGTGGTTACTGGATGGCCACAGATGGTACCTGGAAATGGCAATATTCAGACGACAATTCGGTTTGGTCGGACGTTCCCGGAAGCACATTCCTCAAAGGTGGAGACACGCCCACCCAGGATATCCCGTTGGCTCCTGTTGGTGCTCATCGTTATTGGCGCATGATTGGTGTTGAGGGCTATACCACCAACAATTGGTGGCAAGAAATGGAGTTCAAGATTCTGGCTGCCGCTGATCGTCAAAAGATGAACATGGCCGCAACGGCTGCCGCCTCCATCACAGCTTCGGCCCAACCCGATGATGCAACCCTGTACTTCATCCACCAGGCCGTGGATGTCGTGACCATGGGAACCGATTGCAAAGTATCTATGACCCGCGACGGCGGAACTACCTGGGCGGAAGGGACCATTGAAATGGTCGCTGACTATGACGGTTCCTATCAGTTTTACAAGGCAAATGCCGACCTCACTAGCCAACCAGCTGGTACGTCCATGAACTTCAAGATCGAAACATTCAACCTGAAAGAGCAGCGTGTTCACACGATTGCCGAGCAATGGGGGTAAATCATGGAAGGAAAAAGCTACAAGCGTCTGCGACGAGAGGCGTACCTGAAAAAGTGGCCCATGCATAAGCAGCTGGAGGCCATGCAGGATAAAGAGGCGGGCGATACTACTTTGTGGGATCAGATGCAGGTTGATTTCGCTGCCATTCGGGATGAATACCCGAAGCCCGCAGCATAGCCCACGACCACATAGCTCGTTGACAATTGAATATGAACTGAAAAGACAATGGCCCGCCGGATTGATCCGGCGGGCCGTCCAAGAGGAACAGGCGGGGGCGATTGCGCGCCCCCACTGGCGCTGTGCTGCTACACAGCTCCACAGGCCGTAGCCCGCTGCTCCATTCCCCTGATCAGGGTGAAAAGTAGGTAACAGGTGACGGCTCAACCGTAAAGACGTGCAAAATGAAGGAATTCCGCTGTTGGCGATGCAACCGCTTACTGGCAAAGGAAGACATTAGAGGAGAACTGAGCATCAAGTGTCCGAAATGCCGGGCCATGAACAATCTGAGGACCAAGAGTCCCAGCCGAGAGTCCCAGGAGGACCGCTCGGAGAAGTGAAGTGATACAGATAGGAGACGCCAAGGTGTACCAGGGCGAGGCCCTGGGCATCCTCGGCACATTGGAAGATTGCAGCGTTGACGCGATCCTGACCGACCCGCCGTATTCCAGCGGCGGCGTAAGCCTCGGCCAAAAGCAACGGGCGACGTCGGACAAGTACCAGAGCACCAACGCCAAGAAGCGCTTCCCGGATTTCAGCGGAGACAGCCGCGACCAGCGCTCTTTCATGTCCTGGGCTACCCTCTGGCTGGCCGAATGCTACAGAGTGGCCAAGCCTGGATCGGTGTGCATGATGTTCACCGACTGGCGGCAGCTCCCCACCATGAGCGACGCCCTCCAAGCCGGAGGCTGGCAATGGCGGCGAATCGTCGTCTGGGACAATCCCACGGCCCGGCCCAGCAAGGGCGAGTTCAAGAACCAATGTGAATTCGTCCTGGTAGGCTCCAAGGAGAAGTTTGAGCGGGTGCATGACCGTTGCTTGCCCGGCATATTCCGCCAGTCCATCGTGTCCGGCGCTGCCCGTAAGCACATGACCGAAAAGCCCGTCCCCCTGCTGCGAAACCTCCTGGAGATCGCAACCGAGGGCGGCACGATCCTGGACCCGTTCATGGGTTCCGGCTCCACTGGCCAGGCTTGTCTCGAGACGGCCCGTAAGTTTATCGGCATCGAAATGTCGGATGCCTACTTCGAGATCGCAACCAACCGCCTCAGCGAACTCACCTCCTGGGGCTGCGGTCCAACCTCGACCTAATACATATAGATAGGGTCACGCCAAAAATCTTTGACGTGACCCTTTGTTTTTGAAACAGTCTTTCAAAATATGAAACAAGGAAGGCGAGGGGGATTATCTCACAGTTCGCCGCGAATTTTCGCGCGCGGCTTTACCCTCTCCCCTTCCCCCGGACCCCCATCCTCTCTCCCTTCCCAAACTCTTTGGCTCGCTTCGCGGGAGGGTTGCGGACGGAAAAGCTTTGAATCAAAGCCCCGTCCGAGAGTGGGGTTTGGGTTGATATAGATTTCAGGTCAAAGGACACGGGCTGTCGGCCCATGCCCACACGCTGTCGAGGCTTCTCCGCTTACTTCTCGGAAAGGCCCGGCAACGCGAAACCAAGAGGTTTTCCTCTCGCATCTTCATTGTCATCCCATGGGATAGTCCAGGGCCTCGGGGATCATGACCCCGGCCAGTCCGTTGCCCGCCCGGTCGCGGGCCATGCGGCACCCGGCCATGCACATGTCCACCCTGGCCTTGAGTTCCTGGAACTTCTTCAGGTCCTCGCGCTCGCAGGAGCATTGCTCCTGGTCGCCGATCTGGCCCAGGGGAGCGTTGCACTGGCAAGTCTGGAATCCGTAGACCAGCTCGGAGCAGATGCGGGCCACCTCGCCTGCGGCGCGGGCCGCCTGCACGTGGCAGAGGTCCTTGTAAAAGCCGGTCAGGTCGTCGATGCCCTCGGACAGGGTCGGGGACATGGGGCCCTTCTCGATCAGCTCCATGACGTCGCAGGCCAGGAAGTAGGGACCGAGCAGCCAGCCGAGGGCGTCGGCCATGGGGAAGGTCACGCCCTGGCGCTTGTTGTGGTAGAGCTTGCGCCCGTCGTCGTCCTTGGCGGTCTGGAGGTACTCCAGGGTATGCTGCCACAGCTCCATGGCCGAGGCGAGCACGTAGCCGCCCAGGCCGGGCACGTTCTTGCCCGCCGCCTGCATCTGTTTGATCCAGGCGGACACGGTGTGCTGGAATATCTCGCTGGTCATGGTCATGGTCATGTGGCGGCGCTGCACGGCCTCGGGGCCCTCGTAGGTGGCCTCGAGCTGGCAGTCGGTCCACTTCTGCATCAGGAAACCGGGGCAGTCCTCGGTGATGCCGTAGCCGCCCACCAGGGCGATCGCCTCGCGCATCATGGTCGCGCCCACGCCGGTGCACCAGAGCTTGACGCCGGGGTTGAGGATGCCCGCCAGCGCCTCCATGTAGGCGTAGGAGACCAGGGTGTCGTTCTTGAGCTCTTCGTAACGGGCCTGGTCGCGCTCGGACTCTGGCGCGTACTCCAGGTCGATGAATTCCTTGACCGAATCAGCCATCTTGCGCAGGGCGACCATCTGCTTGCGCGGGCTGGTCACGCCCTCGGCCTCGAAGTGGGCCTCCTTGGCCTTCTCGATGGGATCGAAGGCATCGGCCAGCCTGGAGGCCGCAAAGGCCAGGGAACAGCCCGCCTCGCCCGAGGCCCAGACGTCGACCAGGCGCTGGAGCGCGTCCTCGTTGATCTGGAGGCCCTTGTCGTAGCGCGGGGACCCTTCCTTGGCCGCGTCGCCGCCCCGGAACCGGTTGCGGTGATAGCGGATGACCGGCTCCACTGCGGAGAGCAGCTTGGCCGAGGTCATGAGGCCCACCGGGATGCGGGTGCGGTGAAAGACCGCGCCGATGATCTCGGAGTGGTTGTACTTGGGCACGATCACGCCGTCGACCACGTCGTAGCCGCCGATGATGCGGGAGGCCGGGACCTTGAGGATGAGCACGGGATCGCGCGTGGAGGAAAGCTGGTGGACCATCTTCAGGGTGGGCGCGCCCCGGTCGAAGAGGCCCTCGTCGGTGTCCTCCAGGATGACCATGAAGGACCCCTTGATGCGCTCGTCCCTGGACTCCACGGCGGCGGTCACGAAGTTGGCGAAATCCATGTTGGTGATGAACCGGCCGCGCTTGTCGATCTGGAGCCAGGGCTCCTCGCCGTCCTCCCACTCGGCAACCGAGGCCTTGCCGCAGAGCACGCCGGTGTCCACGCCCACGTAGGGCAGCGGCTCGGTCAGGGCGAAGGCGCCGCGCCAGATTTCCCGGTCCTCGCCCGGCTGGGGCGGCACGCAGGCGGCCATGTACTTGTCGCGCTGCTCCGGGGTGCCCTTCTCGTGGATGGGAGCCAGGGCCAGGTTGGAGGCCAGGGAACAGGTGGCCGCGCCCGCGTCGACCCAGGAAAGCTCGAAAGCGACCAGGGCCAGGGCCAGGTTCTTGGGCCCCTCGATGAAGCCGCCCTGGTGCGGGTCCATGAACAGGGAGGTCAGGCCGGACTGGTCGAACGCGGTCAGCAGCTCGTTTTTCTGCTCGGTCCACTCATGGGTGTTGCGGGCGCCTTCGGCCACAAGCTTGGCCACGGTGGAGCGGGCGATGGAACGGGCGGACTGGATGGACATCTGAAGATCGAAACGTTCGGCAAACCGCCACATGATCTGGCGGACGTCATCTCCCGGAAGAGTGCGTAATGTATACATTTAGTCTTTCCTGAATTGGGTGTTGTACCGGTTCTTTTCAACCATGATATTATGAGTCCGCCACGATAGGGCATGTTCCGGAGCGAGTCAAAGTCTTTTTACTTTCAAACAATCGTTTAAGCCCCGCCAATACTGGATTTGCCGACCAGCCGACCATCAGTGGGCCGCTCCCTTTCACCGCAGGGGAAAAGCAACGGGCGGGCGGGCCGGAACGCTTTGACTTCGCACTCAATCGGTTGCTATATGAAAAGTCGCCATACCAAGGCGGCAATCCTGATGAAAACTGAAAGCAGCATCGTCACCCTCGCGGCGAAAATCCGGGACTTCTCGCACACCCCGGTCAGCGCCGATCCTCCCGACTTGGCCGGACTGGCCGAGGAATTTCTCGACGCGGTGCGCGACGTCGATCCGGGCGAAGCCACCCACGCCGCCCCCATTGCCGAGACCGGGCTCAACGTCTATCGCATCATACAGTCCAGCAAGGACTCCATGACCATACGCTCCTGCCTGCGCATCCTGCTGGGCATCGGAAGATTCGGCCGCATCCTGGCGGCGCGGTTCGTGCTCGGCATGGCCGTGCCCCTGCGCGAGCTGGCGGCCATGGTCTCCTCCATCCCGGTCCCGGACCGACTGGCCCTGGCCCACGAGATGCTGCGCTCAAACCCGGCCGGTTTCGACCGGCAGATGCTCGCCTGGCTGGAGGGTCTGATGCAGCCCCTGGCCGCAGCCGACCCCTCGGAGCTGGCCCTGTTCGTGGCCTCCCTCGGGCGCGAAGGCGAGACCCTGGCCTTCCCGGCCCGGCAGGTGATCATGAACGGGCTGTTCGGCAAGTGGATGGAGACCCGGCTGAAGACCGGAGCCGACGCCGAGGATCTCGCCCAGCTCTGTTACCTGGTGCGCGCCCTGGACGACCCGGAACAGGCCATGACCCTGGCCGTGTCCATGTCCGTGGGGTTCATCACCCCGACCCGCCTGGCCCTGGAAACCGTGGCCGGGGTAGCCGAAGCGGGAGACAAGCGCGTGCTCAACCTCTTCCTCGCTTCCCTCAAGTCCGGGGACCGGAATCTGGCCGGGGCCGGACTGGACGGCATCATCGCCCAGAACACGCCCAACGCGGGCAAGCTGCTGGCCACCATCCGCAGGAAGATGCCCTCCCTGCGGCGGGTCGCGGCCACCAGGGCCCCCCTGCTCGGGGACGCCGCCTACCAGGCCTACCTCGACGCCCTGACCAGGGAAGAGCAGGACAAGGCGCGCACCGAGGCCTTCGGCGCGCTGCTCGGCATGGCCCCGGATTTCGTGGAGGCCCTGACCCGGGCGGGGACGGGCAAACCCATGGCCGGACCGGGAGAGACCGGCGGCCAGCCCGTGGCGGGTGACGAGATCGAGCCCCTCTCCTGCCACAAGCCCGGCTTTTTCGCCCGGCTGTTCGGCACCCGGAAAAAGACCCTGGAAAAGCTCCTGCCCAAATTCCGCAACCTCCGCGACCTGGACCTGGTCTGCTCCAAGGTGGAATCCATGGAACTCGAAGGGAGGGAGCTGACCGACCTGAACCTGGCCGGGTCCTCCTTCCGCGAGACGGAATTCATCCGCAGCAAGATATCCGGGACCAGCCTGCGGGCGTGCACCTTCGGCAGCAATGCGATCACCGGCTGCACGTTCAACGCCGTGGATTTCTCGGGCTCGGATTTCGAGGGCACGGCCTTTGCCAACTGCTCGTTCAACGACTGCAATTTCACGGGAACGGCCTTTGCCAACTGCGAATTTTCGGACTGCCGGTTCCGCAACTGCACCATGGGCGGCAGCGCGTTCCTGGCCGTGCACCTCACCCGGACCGGCTTTACCACCTCGGTCCTGGCCGGAGCGAACTTCCACGAGGTGGAGGGGCTGTCCTGCCGGTTCGAGAACGTGAACCTCACGGCGGCGAACTTCGTCACCAGCCGGTTCAAGGGGCTGGAATTCATCGACTGCATCATCCGCGCGGCCACCCTGAACGGAACCCGGTTCCACGCCGTGGACATGCCCGGCTCCTCGGTGGCCAACTGTTTGGTCCACAACTGCGACCTGCCCCACGCCCTGTTCCTGTCCGCCCAGCTCGACCAATACGCCAGGCTGGCGACCGGGCTGGAACGCAAGAAATCGCCCGACCCCACGGTGATCCGCCCGGAGGTGGCCTCCAAGGTCCTGGCCGCCTGGTCGCGGGAGCTTTCCTTCCTGCGCCGCGAACGCCGCATGCTGGAGCACAACCGCACCCGGCTGACCCGGGCCCTGGACTGCATGGAGCGGTCCAAGCAGGCCTACCTGCGCATCCTGCCCCACATCATCAACACCGACGTGTTTGAAAAAAAGTTCGACCTGAAGAACATCCCCCACTGCGAGATATGGGGGTACACCCCCGGCCTGACCACCCTGGAGCTGGCCGGGCAGTTCTTCCCGGACGCCGAGCCCTCCAAGGGACGGGCCGACATCCGCATCCTGGCGGTGTACGCCATGGGCAGCCTGGGGACCGTGGCCCAGACCGCCCAGTCGGACATCGACTGCTGGGTCTGCTACGACGGCGACGTGGGCATGGACGCCGAGGCGGGCCTCAAGCGCAAGCTCGACGCCCTGGGCCTGTGGGCGGAGAGCGAATTCGGCCTGGAGGCGCACTTCTTTCCCATGCGCATGGAGGACGTGCGCGACAACCGCTTCTCCTCGGGCGACGACGAGGAGAGCTCGGGCTCGGCCCAGGCGCTGCTGCTCAAGGAGGAGTTCTACCGCACCGCCCTGCGCATCGCGGGCAAAAGCCTCGCCTGGTGGGTCACCCCGGCCGGGGTGGACTGCCAGGACTACGGGGTCTGCATCCAGTCCGCCCGGCGCTATCCGGTCACGGGCCAGCCCCGGCTGGAGGACTTCGGCCACCTGGCCCCGGTGCCCCCGGACGAATATTTCGGCGGCTCGCTGTGGCAGATGGTCAAGGCCATCCACTCCCCGTTCAAATCCGTGCTCAAGCTCGGCCTGCTCGAGACCTATGCCGATGCCGGGGCGTCCAGCCTGCCCCTTTGCGACCGAATCAAGAACAACCTGTTCATGCACCGCCGGGGCGTGCGCAGGACCGACCCCTACGGCGCGCTGTTCTCCACCCTGCACTCCCACCACGCCCGCCGGGGCGACAAGACGGCGGCGCGGCTGCTCACCGAATCGTTCATGTTCAAGGCCAACCTGTGCGACATCCCGTTCTTCATGAACCTGCCCGCGCGCAGGGAGGACGCCAGCCTGATCCGGGCCCTGTTCGGCAAGGGATACGTGGACCCGGACCGGGTCTGCAACTCCAACGTGAGATGGAATTTCGACAAGTCCCTGCGCATGGGGTCCTCGGTCCGCCAGTACATGGTCGGCACCTACCAGCGCATCCGCAAGGGCATCCGGGGCGGCGACAAGGGGTCCCGGATCAACGCCGAAGACATGACGCGCATGGGCCGCCGCATCGGGGCCAACTTCTCGAAAAAGGCCCACAAGGTCATGCGCGTCCCCTTCATGGACGCCACCGGCGAGGAGTTCGCCCTCCTCCACTTCTCGGCCAACAAGAACCCGGGCAAGAAGACCATCTGGGAGGTGCGCGGCGGCTCGCGGTCCGAGGCCAAGCGGGCGGCGGACAACCTCCAGGTCCTGCACCGGAGCGGCGACCCTGTCCACCTCCTGGCCTGGCTCTTCGCCAACCGCATCTACAACCCCAAGAGCCACCTCCAGGGCGACCGCACCGTGGCCCCCATCTCCGTGGCCGACCTCCAGAAGCTGATGCCCGCCCTGCTCGAATTCTTCCCCTTTGACGAGACCTTCGAGCGGGACATCAACGAGGGCCTGGAGCCGGAGCGCGTGGTCCGCGCCTTCTTCATCTGCAACCTGACCACCGCGCCGGACGTCCAGCGCATCGAGCAGGCCGCAGTCATCTACTCCACCAACTGGGGGGAGTTGTTCTGCCGCACCTTTCTCAGGCCTGACCCGATCATAGAAAAGACCCCGTCCAAGTTCCTGGCCATGAACCTGGAGCAACACGTGAGCGGCATACCCGAGATGATTCTGTTCATCCCCAAGGGTTCGCAATGCAAACGAATAAATCTTACCTAA